GATAGTAAAGCACCGTCTACTAAGGTTGTTTGCAGCTTGCTCTTGTACGCTTGTATTTCCTGATCTTTCTTTTCTACTGTTGATTTCAAAACAGATTCAAAGTCGCCGCGTTCTTTCTGGCGCTCGATTGCTGCCGCTTGCTTGTCTTCAAGTAACTGGCGGGCTTCGCTAATATCGATTCCTGACAGCTGCTTTTCAAACTTGCGTTGCTCCCGGCCTACACGGTCAGCAACAATACGGTCTAGCTCTGTTTGTGAAAACGTTTTTTCCTGATTTTCTATTGCTACTGTTTCAGTCTCAGTTTCTGTACCCATGATTTCATCGCTCATGTTGCGTTGCCTCTTAAAGAGTGTTGGTGAGTCGTGATTGTAACATAAAGTTATTTATTTCTTTACTTTCTTCTTTTTCTTTGGACGGCCTACTTTGCTGCCGTATGTTCCTTTACCTTGTGGCATGATTATTCCTCAAATACACCTCTAAACCTATGACGGCAATTATAGCCACCACGCACCACGAAAGGGTCACCGCTGATCTTACCAGCCCATGAACCTTCCCATATACTCTCAATTTCTTCTTTAGTATAAGTCTTGCCAACGTGCTTTTCGCAAAAGTCTCTAGTAGCCTCATCATCTGGGCCATAGTATTTGAACTCTGTCGCGCCAGCTTCAATAGCAATCTTAGTGTTGACCGTTGCATCAAACTGCATAAGGGCATCGTGCAAACCCTGACTAGCGTATCTGCCAAGGTTAGCATTAACGGATGCCTTGATAGTGTTTAAGCTCTGGGCAAATGTAGCGCCTGTCAGAGTGCTTTCATAAAGTTCCTTTGACACCGCATCAAGATAGTTTTGGCCTAAGTCCTCGAACCCTTTAAAGGTCATCGACTGAAGCTCGGATATGATGCTAGGGTCTAGCTTAGTAACGTCAGCATAGGTGCTTAACATCTTTGCAACGTCATCAGCTATCACGGTATATTCCCGCACCAAGCCATCAACAGTTGCTAGATACTCTTGCTCTATCGCGTTGCGTAACTGAACCCTTGCAGCTATAGCCCATTCTAGATCAAACAAAGACCCATCTTTAAGCGGGGCAGTTGCCATCAGATCAGTTATCCGATCTTCTAGCTTAACCAGAGCGTTAGCCAACTTTTCTTGATGACTGTCTGCCCTAGCTATTACCGCCCTTAGCTGATCAACGTCTGCGGCCATTAAAAGCTTCCAATATCAGCTGGCGCACCGTCCTTTCTAGGCTCAATGAGAGTGTCGCCATCCTCGACATCATCCAAGCCTATCTTCTCTCTAACTTCGTTTGGAGTAACAACGCCAGCGTCTATGTGGTAGCTGTAAATCTGCGTCTTATCTGAGAAGTCGCCAAGTACAGATGCTGACGATTCAATCTCAACATGAGCCTTTGCAAGGTTCTCGTCATCAAGAACAAGGTCAGCTATCTGCTTGTCTATCTCCATCATAAGGGTTACAGACTTAACGCCGGTAGAACGCATCTGCTGAAGAAATACAAGCTCTTGATCATAGTCTCTCAAATCAAACGCATCAGGGTAGAAAACCTCAACGTCTGGGGCTACTTCCTGCCACTCTGCAAACAACTGCCACAACTGTTCTTCTGCAAGTTCCAGAATATCAGCCTTTTCGGATAATTTCGCATTAAGCATCTGAAATTCTGTAGCCATCGCAACACCTGACATAGTTACAGCATCAGTACCGCGAACAGCGCCCATGTGAGACATACGATTGATAGACTGCACCTTATCTTCAATGGCAGCGCGTACAGCGTCAAGGTTCTGACCGCTAGGCTGCATCTGATAAGGCTTCATGTTGCTATCCATGTCATCCGGCATATTTATAACAGAACCAGCGCCAGCACTTGCATCTGTGTTGTAAGTCTTAACCAATGTCGGGTGATTAGATATGCGAATAAGCTGCTCGATCTCTGACAGCTCTTGGTAGATAGCCTTCTGCATATAGGCAGCGTCTGACAGATCACTGATGCCGATACCGCGAACCACCGAACGTTGAGCAGGTAGGAACACGGCAGGAATCTTGCCTAACACGTTATCCATGCGCTCGATGAAAGTGTCTACTTCATTCATAGACTTCCAGCTTTCAATGCTGTCTTCACGCCAGATACGGTAATAGGTTTCCTTCTCGGTGTCGCTAATTTCTTCGATAGATTCACGCACTTTCAAATAGACCAGTTTAAAACGCCCTGAAGCAGTCCTTTCATATTTCCAGTCCATGACGTTTTCGGGGGTGAACATGGTTACATATGGACGGATATCTTGTGCCAGTTCTTCAGCTTTTGT